AGCTACAAGCACAAACCAAACTGTCTGACAGAAGATCAGATATTTGAATACAAGAACTTTGTTGACACCAGATCGATCAAGTTAACCGGAAAAGGGAAAGCCGTCGGAACATTAAAAAAAGAGGAGGTTGATTTTGTTACATCATTTTTCTCTATCGTGTTTAATACAGAAAAATGGAGTCCTCAATGCTTGTCTTGCTCTGGCACTGCAAACACGTTAATTTCGATGATATACAAGCTAGACACTGTATTTGTAAACAACGTTAATCTTCCCGAAAAGAAAGACCCCAAAACAACAAAAAAAAGGGTGCCAACGAAGTTAAAACAGGCTGCAAAAGAGCAAAACAAATAAGACCATGGAACAATTCATCACGATTAAGGAAATGGAGATAGAGGCTGCCTATTATATGAGAATATTAAAGGTACTAAAGAAAGGATTATCACCCGAAGATTGGGATCCGATACGAAAAATAAACGAAGCAGCTTTTAAAAAATTAAAGGAAAAGCAAGACCCAAAACAATCGGTTAAATAACAAAATTATATCTTTGTAGTTATTAAGATATGATTCGTAAATTTCAAACCCAATTAAGAAGATGACAGAACTGATTTATCAGATTGTCGGAGGTGGTGGACTTGTAGTTATTTCTCTGGCAATCTTTAAGACATGGCAAAGCAACAATAACAAAATCGTTCAACATGATGTCAGGATCGGAAACAATGAAAAAGAGCTGGTTGAAATGAGCAGGGTTTGGGAGAAGAGATTTGAGACAGTAGAGAAGGAAGTCCGGGAAAATTCGCAGCACACCAGGGAAGAGAATCGGATTCTACAGGAGCAGATGTCAAAGATGAATGAGAACGTCAGTTTTATTCGTGGCTACTTGACAAAACAGCAGGAAATGAACCAAAACATTTAGCATGAAGTTAAGCGAAAAGCAAGGCATATTCCTATTAAACTTTGCAAAGTTGATCATATGGGTTAACGAGCAGGAAGGATGTTATGTGACAGCCGGAGAACTTCTCAGACCACAACTAATGCAAGACCATTATGCTGATACCGGCAAAAGCAAAACAAGAGCAGGGAAACATACTGATAAACTAGCAGGAGATCTTAATCTTTTCATAAATGGCATTTATCAAAAAACATCAGCAGCTTACAAACCTCTTGGAGACTATTGGGTGAGCTTGCATCCGAATAACAGGTGGGGAGGAGATTGGAACAGAGACGGGCATTATGGAGATGAGAGTTTTCAAGATCCTTTCCACTTTGAAATGATATAACATGAAATCACTAATCACCTTCATCTGGAGAAACAAGAGCATAATAATCCCGGCAGTAATTGACGGAGTGAGAATGATCAAAAATTACATTAATAAAAAATCACTTAAAAATCAGAAAAATGGCAGAGACAAATCAGGAGCATCTGGGAATTGAAAACATCGAAGCAGTTTTAACATTCGCAATCGGTTTAGGCTTGAAAACAGCCAAGTATTTAAAAGACGGTAAAATCTCAGTACCGGAAGGAGTAGGGCTGGCAATGGAGATTCCGGCAGCATTGAAGTCAGCAAAGCAGATTAAAGATGCTGTAAAGGAAATCAAAGACCTAGACCCGGACGAACTAAAGAAAATCATGTCAACAGTTATCGAGCTGCTTGACGTAGAAGTTGAGGGGGATGATGAACAGTAGATAAACCAGAGTACAGACCAATACCTGCATTCTTTTGAGTGTGGGTATTTTTTTGAATTGTTCAATTTTATTCATTATATTGCAGTATTATTAAAAATCAAATGAAATGAAAAATGTAAAAATTAGATTTCACAGCATTGTTTATAGATCGATGAAGAACATAGTTTCTATTTGGTGGCTACTTACTCCTTCATTCGAGAGATATTGGGGTGGAAAGATTACATACATAGGATTGAGGGGATGGAACATAGAGATTGATACTAGAGGAATAAATAACATAAGTGACTTCGCGAGGGAAATGACAAGAGAAAAACAATAAGAGGTAAGATGGCATACAACAAAGAACAAATATTCGAGAGCGCAAAAGAAATAGCAGTAACAAACAACTGTCTTTTCATTGAGGAGCTTGTTTCTTATTTGCCAATATCAAAGGCTACGTTCTATTTGTTTTTTCCTGATGGTTCTGACGAATTGGACGAAATAAAAGGACTTGTAAATACTAATAAAGAGCAAAAGAAGTCTGCTATGTATCGGAAGTGGTTCGAGAGCGACAATGCAACGCTTCAAATATCACTTATGAAACTAATCAGCACAGAAGAACAAGCACACCGGCTGAACGGATCATCTACAAAGGTAGAGCATTCTGGTTCTGTTAACATCAGCCCGAAGGAATGGGTGTAGTGAATGAAGATATCCAAGAAATACAAACCTCTCTGGACATCCAAAGCAAACTATTTCATAATAACAGGAGGCAGAGGATCGGCAAAGTCTTTCACTGTTGCTGACTTCATCGAGAATCTGACCTTTGAAGAGGGTCACACTATTCTTTTCACCCGTTACACTTTGACATCAGCACACATCTCTGTAATTCCTGAGTTCTCGGAAAAAATAGAAATGGAGGGGCATGAACCATTTTTCAAAGTCAATAAGACAGACATCCAAAACACCGAGACTAAATCGCAGATAGTTTTCAGAGGGATAAGAACGTCATCAGGCAACCAAACAGCAAACCTCAAATCGATTCAGAACGTTACTACATGGATATTAGACGAAGCCGAAGAGCTGACAGATGAAACGGTATTCGATAAGATAGATGAAAGCATCAGAAAGGCCGGAACACAGAACCGGGTAATCATTATCTTAAACCCTTGTACAAAGGAACACTTCATTTACAAACGGTTCTTTGAAGAGATGGGAGTTGATGCCGGATTCAATGGGGAAAAGGAAAATGTCTGCTATATTCATACAACGTGGGAAGATAATAAAGAAAACCTATCTCAAAAATTCATATTAAAAGCATTAAAGCTCAAGAAAACAAATCCGACAAAGTACGCTCATGTGATGGACGGTGCCTGGTTAGATGCTGCCGAGGGTGTTATTTTTGACAATTGGAGCTTCGGGAAATTCGATGACAGCCTACCGTATGGCTTTGGTATGGACTTCGGGTTCTTTCCTGACCCGGATATCTTAGTCAAGGTTGCAGTCGATACCAAGAGAAAGAAAATCTATGCAAAGGAGCTATTTCAACTAAACAACGCCGGTCTTGATGAGCTTGATCGTAAGATAAAAGAAACCAAAATTAGGAAGGTAGGAGATAAAACAGTCCCTGACAATGCTATCATATACGCTGATAGTTCAGAAAAAAGGTTAATAAGCGACTTGCAACGGAAAGGTAATAATGTAACGCAGGTGATAAAGGGTGCCGGTTCTGTTCTTGCTGGTATCAAGTTAATGCAGGACTACGAGATAATAGTAGACCCGGATTCAACCAACATCGCTAAAGAATTAAACCACTATGTCTGGAGCGATAAAAAATCTGGCATTCCTGTTGATGCTTACAACCATTGGATTGACGGGATCAGATATTTTTGCAGCATGACTATTTCTAGTTATGGCAAAATGGATATTCGATAAAAAATTTCAAAATAATTGCTAAAATAGTTGCATGGTATTAAGTTTATGCTTATCTTTGAAGTATAATAATTAAAACAATACATCATGACAACAACAATTGAAATTACAAACATCGAACTTTACAACGAAAAAGTAATTGATGTTGACACTACTGGTTTAAATGGAACAATAGGAACTATTTCTATCGAAGTTGAAGGTGGAGAAGGTTGGAGAGACTACACAGGCGAACATGGTATTAACGACTACGAAGAAGAATTTGGATTTATCCTTAAAGTTGAAATCTAATGAACATCAAGCAACTAAAAAAAGAACTCAGCTTATCTAACAAAGATATAGCTGGGTTTTTTGACTTGTCTCCTTCAGCTTACGCTAATTCTACAGCAAAGAAAAGGTATGAGGCTGCTTTGTGCAGGTTTTATGAGGTTTCAAGTAACAAATCTAAAAATCAATAGTTTTAAAAGTATGAAAGTTATTCTACCAGAAAACCAAAGAGAGATAACTCTAGCGCAATACCAAGAGCTTGTCAAGTTGCAGGAAAGAACCGACCTTGACCAATACGAATTGAACAAACGAAAGCTAAAGATATTCACGAAACTAAGCTATCAGGACATTTCGTTAATCAAGGCTGACGATATGATTGATATGTTGAGCATCATCGACAAGGCACTAAATGAAGAGGTAGAATTTGAACCGATCTTTACGATGCACGATGTTGAGTTTGGATTTATCCCGAATTTTGACGACATTAAATCGAAGGAGTATTTTGATTTGACAACATACGACACAGAAGTCGAAACGCTTCACAGGCTCATGGCGATACTTTACCGGCCAATTAAAAACAAGTCGGTCATTGCTCCGGTAACATATGAGATCGTATCATATAACGGCAGTAAAGAGTGGAGCGAGGCAATGAAACAAACTCCGCTATCTATCGTGAACGGGGCATTGGTTTTTTTTTACAATTTAGCGAAAGAATGTCAGAGCTATATCCTGAGATTTATTCCAAGGGATCAAGTGAGTCAAACACTGATGAGTATTTCAGAAAGTGGGGATGGCTACCGACAGTTCACAGGCTCGCAAAAGGAAAGCCATGGCGGTATGATTTTGTGATGGAATTGCCTGTTCATGAGTTTCATGTTTACATGGCTCACGACATGGATTTGCAGAAGATGAAAGCAAGATTGAGAAAAGGTGATAATGTAACACAGTTATAAAAAAATCAGATTGAAATGAAATACATGGGTAGTAAAAATAGAATAGCAAGATATATTCTTCCAATAATGTTAAAATATAGAACACCTGAAATGACATGGGTTGAGCCGTTCGTTGGAGGTGCAAATATGATTGACAAAGTAGATGGTAAAAGGATTGGTGCAGATATTAACGAATATTTAATTGAAGCACTTATTTTGATCAGGGACTGCCCCGAGACAATCCCAGACCTTATAACAGAAGATGATTACCAAAAAGCAAGTAAAGACCGTAAAATTGATGGTATAACGGGATTTATTGGTTTTGCGATGAGCTTTGGAGGCAAATGGTTCGGGGGATATAGGAGGGATGTTTCGGGTACAAAGGGCTGCATCAATAATATGAAAACGCAAACTCGAAGGAGTAAGCAGAATGCAATAAAACAAAGCGGTAAATTACAAGGAGTAAAATTTATAAACGATAGTTATCAGGATTTACAAATCCCGCCGAATAGCTTGATTTATTGTGATCCTCCATATGAAGGAACGACAAAATATAAAGATGGCTTTGATCATAAGGATTTTTGGCAATGGTGCAGAGATAAATCAGCCGAAGGGCATACTGTTTTTATCAGCGAATACAATGCTCCAGATGATTTTATTTGTCTATGGCAAAAAGAAATAGTTAGCAGCCTTACAAAAGACACTGGCAGCAAAACAGGAATTGAAAAATTATTCATGTCAAAATAAATAACATGGGATTAAATCAGTACAGTGAATTACTATATTTTCTAAAAAGATTGTGCGAAGATCATCCATTGGTTAACACAGTAACAAAGGGAAAGGCTGAGAATGTAGATCTAAACAAAACTAATATCTTCCCTTTGGTTCATATAACCATCGAAGAGGCTCGTTTTACAAACGGCTCGACTATAATTTTCCCGGTAACTTTGGAGGCTCTTGCTGTTCGAGACATCAATAAGGAGATTGTTGACGATAAGTTTTGGGGCAATGATAACGAAGTTGACAACCATAATGAAACCCTATCAATTCTCAACGATGTTTGGACACGAATGTACAGGGATTTTAGCGAACGAAATATAACAGCATCAGAAAACCCTACACTAACGAAGATTGAATTTGAAAGATCAAATATTCTTGATGGTTGGGGCATGACTTTTGATGTAGAATTACCAAATATAACACTTAGCTTATGTCAGTAAAAGTAAAAAATAGAGAGATTTTGATCCCGTTTGTGTGGTCAGTTGGATTTATGGCAGTAATGACTTTGATTAGTTTAGTATTATGTCAGTTGTAGCAGCTTTTAATGAGTTTGGACGGTATCTTATCCAGCAGTCAAGAACGAACTTGACGAAGCGAGGACGAAAGGATAAAGGGACATTGTACGACTCATTATCATTTGTTGCTAAAAAGAATAAAAATTCATACGAGTTCTCTTTTTTTATGGAGGACTATGGGGACTTTGTAGACAAAGGAGTCAAGGGGACAAAGAAATCCGAGAAGGCTCCGCAAAGTCCGTATAAATTCGGAACAGGAACAGGACGAAAAGGAGGCTTGACCGAAGCTATTCAGGGATGGGTGAGGAGGAATAGAATACAGTTCCGGGATAAGAAGTCCGGGAGGTTTAGCACATACGATTCAACAGCCTATTTGATAACAAGGTCGATCTGGTTAACCGGGCTAAAGTCAACAGCGTTCTATTCAAAACCTTTTGAGAGAGCATTTGAAAGACTGCCTGATGATATTGTGATCGCTTACGGTTTAGAGGTTGATAAATTACTGCAAACTGCAATAAATAACGCAAAATGATAAAAACATTAAGCACATATTATCTGAGTGTTCCGTTTGTTTCTCCACTTACAGGGGAGACTTGCACAGAATACAAAGTCCGAATATACATCTGGGCTGGTGCTAAAAATTCTCCACCGGTTGATCCTGAATACGAAATCACAAAAGAGAACATTGAGTCATCGACCGGCACAGATAAAATAAAGATTGGCAGATTGATTGACGATTTCATATCATTTGCTCCGTCAAATTCTGCAACGATGGAATTGATTGCAGGTTCTGGTCAGGCATGGTGCAAAACTTCCGTTGAATACACCACAGCAGACCCGACCGACACCGGAGTCGAACAGCTACAAACAACAACTCTAGCGCTTAAAGGTTACGGGTTCGGGTACGAAGGAGAAAACCCACAACCGAGAACAGACAAAATACTGATCGATAAAAACCTTTACAGGGTAAGCAGAAATAGCCGAACATCAATACCGGTTCTTTTAGATGCTCCAATGACCGGCACAGTGAAGTCTTACCCATTGAATGAAATTGATTTTTCATTTTCGGAGCTTACACAGACCGATTCAGCAACGATCGTGAAATTGATCAACATTCCTTCACCTGAAAACGATGATTACATTGAGGTTAAAATAGGAGTCAGGACAATAACCTTAATCATAAAGGATGAGTTCAAATATAGCCCGGTTGATGTTTACTTTTTGAACAAAGAGGGAGCGCAACAAACGCTGACATTTTTCAAAGAACGCAGGGACTCTTTGAACGTGACGAGAGAAAACTATGAATCGATTGCTGGCCAACCGGCTGACGGTTTCCATCAGTACCCGGATTTCAATATCAACGGGAGAACATCTGTCGTGCTTACTTCGGGTTATGTGCCAGAAACAGAGAACAGCTCGTTTAAGGAGTTGCTTTTATCGTCAGAGGTTTTTATCTGGGATGGTACTTGGTTTATTCCGGTTAATGTTTCGAGTTCCGATATCGAATACCTGACCCGTGTAAATGACCGGCTAATATCGTACGACATAGAATTTAAGTATTCATTCTCTGAAATCAATAACATATGATAATCGGGTTATTCATAGAGAACCAACAAGTAGAGTTATTTGAGTCAGAAGATATTAGTGTCACATCTTCTGTCCTTAATGTGCAGGATTTGACCAAGAATACAACCGACTATTCAAAGAGCTTTACTGTACCGGCATCGCCTGTAAACAATAAGATATTCAAACACTATTACAATGCCGATATTGATAATACTTTCGATGCAAGGGTTGCAGTTAGCGCACGAATAGAGATCGGTGGGTTTATATTTCGTAAAGGGAAAATAGTTTTGCAGGAGGTAATAGTTAAGTCTGGGGTTGCATCATCATACATGATTAACTTTGTCGGAAATCTTGTATCTATAAAAGACCTTTTAGGAACTGACGAGCTTTCCGATTTAGACCTGACTGCATTCGATCATGAGTATTTATCTGAAAACGTACTATCCTTTTTAAAGAATACCGAAGCAAATCCGCCAATCATTTACAATCTATTGGTAAAAAAGCAGTATTACTACAATGCGCAGGCTAATGATTTTACAATGACTGACAGCCTTGCAAACATTCACTATAAAGCTGGCTCGCCAAACGGGGTAATGTGGGATGACCTTAGTGCTTCAATTTCTCTTTACAGTATTTTAGAGGCTATCGAAACAGACTACGGGTTGACATTTTCCCGTGACTTCTTTGGATTGCCAAAATTCAAGAACCTTTATCTTTGGTTGAACAACACAAAAGACAAAAAGGTAGGAGGAGGAGCTCAGGTTATTAATTGGGATAGTGGAAGCGATGCAAATATTAATCTTGCAACTAATGTCGGGCAGTTTACAGTGAGCAACACCGCAGCATCTAATGATAATTTTTATTGGTTGCTTTACATGACCATAACACCAGAAGCTGGTTATGAAAATGTTGAGTACACAATGAGGCTAATACTTGACGGAGAGGTAAGGAGCGAAGTAACTACAACAGGAACTTCTACACTTTCTGACAGGCTTTCCAGAAATATACTTCCGGGGGTTGGTCCATATACATTCAATGCTTATTGGGAAGTCTCATCAAACCAAAAATTCGAGTATTCGGCAAAAGTGAGACAGCGTTCTAAAGTGTCTGGATACTTTCTTTCTGAGGTTGAGACATTTGCGTCAACAAATACGATTGCAAGTGTTTTTTCTATTTCTGATAATATGCCGGAGCTAAAGATAATTGATTTCTTAAAGGGAATATTTAGCGCATTCAAGCTGGTGATAATTCCGACCGATGAGAGTACTTTCTATGTTGATACGGTAGAAAATTATTACGCATCTGGTGAAGTGATCGACCTGACTCCATATGTAGATAATGAGTCAGTAAAAGTTTCAAGAGGTAAAATATTTAACACTCTTAATTATAAGTTTCAAGAGCCTAAAACAATTCTAAATAAGCAGTTCCTTGAGAATACAGGAAAATCATACGGCAACGAAGAATCAATTATCAGGGATGCAAACGGTACTTTGTTAGATGGTGATACTCTTACGGTCGATCTCCCGTTTGAGCAAGTTGTTTATGAAAGACTTTACGACTTGGCCGGGGCCGATGAAATAAACCTTATGTACGGGGCTATCATTGACGAGAATTTAAACCCGGTAAACATCAAACCTCACATATTTTATCGGCAGTTGAAGCTTGTCGGAGGTGGTGGTATAGGGTTTATCCAAGAGAACGGAACAAAAGACCAGATAAGAACCTACATTAACACAGCGTCACACGTAATTGATGACGAGGATTCAGGTGAAAGCTTTATCTTTTCGGTAGAGTTTAACAATTTTAGCGGGGAGAAGCTGGTAAAAAATCTATTCTCGAATTACCATCAGTCATATATTGACAGCATTTTCAACATCAAGCGAAGGGATTTCACGTATAAATGCAAAAGACTACCGACAAGAATATTACTCAAGTTGACCCTTGACGACAAGATTAAAATCGGGTTCAACTATTACAGGATAGACAAATTCACAACAGGACTAATCTCCGGGAATACAGAGTTTAAATTAATCAACTTATGAAAAAGGGCATTGAAATAAAAGACATTGTTGATCTTATCAGGTCTGCCGATTATTACGGAGGAGGAGAAGCGATTGAAATAGCAAAAGGCAAAAACCAGCTCGTCACATCATGGGCTGGTATGATCCGTAAATTGAAAAGGAGAATAAAAGAATGACAATAGAAAAAAGGATTGACATAGTTGTCGATACGGACAAGGCAGATAAGAACCTGGAGAAGTTTGAGGACAATCTGAAAAAGACAGACGACACGACTCAGGATCTCACAAACTCTCTAGACAGCATGACGGGAGGAGCCGTTTCCGGGTTTAAGAAAATAACCGGATCAGTAAAAACTGCCGTCGCCGGTTTTAAGTCGTTGAAGATTGCTATCGCTGCAACAGGAATAGGGTTGCTTGTTATCGCTATTGGTGCCGTTGCTACTGCTTTTAAATCTTCTGAGGAAGGTCAAAACAAGTTCATTAAAATAATGAATCAGATCAAGGTGGTTGTTGGCAATGTAACGGACATCATATCTGATTTTGGGTTGGGCATAT